CCGGCCTATCAATGCAATCCTGACACAAAAGCTGGACCTTTCCAGTCATACAAGGAACCTTAAATTCTTCTCCGCATTGAACGCATGTGCTGACCCGGTGACTGAGGCGTCCCTGGTGTTTCGGGCATAATCGGTGGCCCCGTCCCGGGAACTTGTTGGCCCGGATTCGGCATCCGCACTCAAAAACGAGGGTGACTTTTTGCTGATACCGGCGCTTGACCTTTTTCGATGCGTTTGTTTTACGGGTATTTTCTTGATTCTTAATCTCCCGGCAGGCTGGACACCTCTTGTGGCCTCCGCCTAAGACCGGGATAGAAAATTCCTGCTTGCAGTCACAACAAATGATCGACCTTTCGACAACGACTGCTCCTGGATGATCCGGGCAAGTTCGTTTGTTTGTCCGGGTCCGGGCTGGTTTTTCGATTACGCATCCGCAGGACATGTTGTATTTCATTTGTTCACCGCCGCAACTACTGTGTCTCGCCACCAGTCTGCCCATGCCTGGGCGCGGTCTTCGGTTAGGTGGACACACCCTTTTTCAAGGGCAATTTGCTCGCTTCCATACCCTTGCCAAACAGACTCAGTATATCCGTCAGGATGAAATGGTGTAATAATCCATACCGTGGCTCCATGCCTGGGGGCCTCAACTTCCGGCATTGGCAGCTTCCATCCCACGGCAATGGTAATTGTAGGATGAACGTAGGTTGCGGGACAGGTTTTACAGTAGATTCGCCAACGCCCGCAAGAGTCCTTGAATTTAGATACCAGATCACCATTTATTGCTGTTAAATTATATGGGCCTTCCCAATCTTCAGCATCATCAGAAAAAAGCATTGGCCTTCCGATGCTCTCTCTCCTACTCATCAAATCCCTCCAGTTCAGTCCGGAAAAGTACTCGGGCCGAAACTTGGCCTTTGTCCTGCTTCCACAGTGGTCGTATCCTTCGTGTGTCATTACCCATTCTCCTTTGTTTTTAAGCCAACGGCTGGCAGTTTCCTGTCCGGCTTAGGCAGGTTTTTGTCAATGTGACATTCTTTGTACCCTGCTGACCATGCGGCATCTATATCGGCCTCACAGCGCCCCGTAGCGATGGAATATGTGATCCATGCTGATAGGATTGCTGATATGGTTGCTGTTATTAGGTGTTTCATTTTTGCCTCCTTGCCCATTCCAAAAGAAGGTCCTCATTCAAAAATACCGGGATGTCCAGCTCATATGCCCGGTCTATTTCTGCCCTTGTGCCGGTTGATTCCTTCCAGCCGGGCAAAACCAGAACACAATCTGATACCTCCAGCCAGGCCATTGAATAATCATAGAATTGCTGGACGGTAAAATCATCGTCCGGGCGGTCTGTGATAAAAGATTTGTCATGCCAGGGGCAGAACGGAGCAAGGCCGGCAGCGAATAGACGGGCACATGCCTGCTGGCCTCTTCCGATATTCTTGAGGACATCCAGGACGTTGTCGGCGCTGTATGGGCCGCAGACATAGACGCGGATCATGGTGCCTCCATTGCAAACAGGCTTAACTGCTCGGCTTTCGTTTCCGCCTTGATCATATTTTTCACAGCGCAATTAAAATATGATTCTTTTAACTCTATTCCGATAAATTTTCTACCTGCTTTAACAGATTGATACCCCTCTGACCCTATCCCTGCGAACGGGCTTAAAACAATGTCACCAGGCTTGCTCCACAAAACCAAACAGCGATCAATAACATCCAGAGCTAAAGGGCAGATATGACGTTCGTCTTTTTCTTCCCTGGCCCCGGCTTTGTTCAAAGTATGAGTCTGCCGAATATCCATCCACACAGGGCTTGCATACTTGCGCCAAACCTCATGGGAGAAAGTGCCTTTCTTGACTTCATCTGCCCCGGCATATGCTGTCAACCCTTCCGGGTGTGAAATCAAGTCAGGGTTCTCTCCTGGTTTTCTCATAGTCACTACATAATCCGGCAATCCTTGACGGCACATGGAAGAATCTTTGCAAAGCTGTTTGTGCATCAGGCCCAGTGCCTTTGTCCTGGTGGCTTCAACCAGTGGATCTTTCCAGATCGTCACCTCTCCGTGAAAAATAAAACCCACCCCCTGAAACAGCCGGATAATGTCACCCCGGAAATCTTTTAGGCCGATATACCCATCCCTTTCTTTCATGGCAGGGATCAGCATACAGTGGATGGAAACCAATCTGCCGGGCTTTGTGACCCTGATAATGTGTTCCGCAACAAACCTGAAATGAGCTTGAAATTCTTCATCGTTTTTGCAGTTGCCAAGATCGCGATCACTGTTTGAATAGGTATATAGCTGAGAAAATGGAGGCGAGAATATAGTATACCCGACACTTTCATCCGGCAAACCATCCAGAACCTCAACACAGTCCCCGTTGTAAATCATCCAGTTTTCGCCAGATTCTTGTCTGATAACATCCATGCTGGTACCTCCATTTTTTTATTGGGTTTATATTCGATTGTTTGCTTTGTCGTGTTGTTTATTTCTTTTCTGGAAATATCGGCCATGCACTCAATCATTTTCTTTTGCATCTGCTCTGCTTTTAATTCTTTCAATCTGATGTTTTCCAGAACACTCCCCTCTTTTTCAGATATGACGATATGGACGTTGACCGGCTTTTTTTGCCCGAACCGCCAGCACCTTCTGACCGCCTGGTAGAATGCCTCAAAAGAATCAGAAAGGCCGACAAATACCATGTTGTTACAGTGCTGCCAGTTCATGCCGAATTGAGCTATCTTTGCTTTGGTCACGAGCTTTTTAAAATCACCTTTTGAGAATCCAATCATTCTTGACTCTTTCGTGTCGGATTTCATGGACCCCGTAACCTCTGCCGCCCCATGTATTTTTTGTGTAATGGTTGTGCTTTCCGCGTTAAGATCACACCAATAAAGCCATGGTTCATCTGACCCTGCGCTCAGGCTTGCTGCCAACGAGCACCTTTCTTCCAGGCTTTCTTTTCTGGCCTGCCTGCGCTCGTTCAGGGTGGACGCCATTTGATGAAAAAGGAACCCATCGGCTATTTTTGATTTAACAATGTGCTGGTAGTAGTTGATTTTCGGCAAAACGAAGCCGTTGTCATCGTATCCAATATCAGACGGCGTGTTGAGCATAACCGCCCATGTAGCCAGCCACTTAAAAAACTCTTTTTCTGCATGACCTTTGAGCCGCCATTTCTGTGTTTCACCCGAGTCATGGACAAAGTATGTTGATAGCATTTCAGATCGTGAACAAATGTCCAAAAACTCTGAATGGTTTCCTATTTCAGTAAAATCGTTTGGAGATGGGGTGGCAGAACAGCACAGCTTATAAGGTGTATATTTGAACATGTCTATGATCTGGTTTTTGTGTTTTGATGTGAACGACTTCAAACAGGAACTTTCATCGAGAACGATGCCTGAAAAAAGAGAACTGTCCACGTTGTGAAGCTGCTCGTAATTTGTAATCTGTAAATCACCCGCCCCGTATCTCGTAACCGATAGGTCAATTTTTTTGGCCTCTTCCTGTGTCTGAGTTGACACGGCCAATGGAGCAAGAATTAACACCGGCTTTCCGGTGTATCTTGATACCTGATCTGCCCAGGATAGTTGCATCAGTGTTTTGCCTAGGCCACATCCTGCCCATATAGCAGCCTTGCCCTTACGGATTGCCCATTTTGTCAAGTCACGCTGAAAAGGGAAAAGCAACTCCGGGACCGAGCCTGGTTCAAAGCCCTGAGTTTTTATGCGTGATTGTTTTTGGGCAAGAAATTCCTGATAATTCACACTCCCTCCTTTCTCACATTCCCGCACGGATCCCCGTGCTTCTTTTTGTCCTTGTTCCACGAATACGTTTTACAGGCTGGACAGGCCCTTGGCTTTTTCGCCCTGGAATCCCATTCATGCCCGCATTTTTTACATTTACACTTCATAAAATGATCTCCTTTTATTATGTTCAGTTTGGTGTATTTTAGACCTGGCAAAACCGAAAGTCAAGGAAAAATTAAATAGGATAATAATATTTAAAAAAAGTGTTGACATGCCCCAAAAATTAAAATAGATTGAATCATAAGCCGGCACCGATCCGGGTAAACACCAACAGCATCCGCCGAAAGGGGAGGCTGGATACAA